ACAATGAAGCGCCGTAGCCTGAAAACAATCCCCTTCGGCGAGTGGCTTCCTGACATTCCCGACTTCGGCAATCCCGGATTGCGTGAGGCGACGAACGTCATCCCCGACCAATTCAGCTATCAGCCACACAAGGCGTTCTCCGCTATCTCCACGGTGGGACTAGATGCGCGGTGCCGTGGGTTCTCCGGTGCCGTTGGCGCGGGTCATCAAACGTATGCCTATGCGGGCGATGCGTCAAAACTCTACAGCCTCGTTGGAACTACGTGGAACGATGTGAGCAAGTCGGGCGGATACACTCTTGGCGACGATTCCGATTGGGAGTTTGCGCAATTCGGTGAGACGTTCGTTGCCACGAGCTACGACGACCCGGTGCAGTCCATCACGCCGGGTGGGGCTAACTTCGCGGACATGATTACCTCCACGAACAAGCCCAAGGCTCGCCACGTTGGCGTTGTCGGGCAGTTCCTTGTTCTGGGACACACAAACGACACGACCGATGGCGTGAAGCGCTCTAGGGTGTGGTGGTCTGCCATTCGGGACCAGACGGACTTCGACCCTGACGCTGATACACAGTGCGACTACGAAGATTTGAAGGAAGGCGGCGACGTTCAAAGGATCATCGGAGGCGTGGAATACGGACTGGTCTTCTGCGAGCGGGCGATTTACAGAATGACCTATGTCGGCCCCCCGCTGGTGTTTCGCTTTGATCCCATCGACCGCAAGCGCGGCACCCCGCTTCCTGGGTCTGTAACTTCGTTGGGTCGGCTTACCTACTACATTTCCGACGAGGGGTTCTATATCACGGACGGGGCGCAGTCCCACGCCATCGGCCAAAGCAAGGTTGACGAGGAATTTTGGTTAAACCAGTTTGACATTTCCTTGCGGACGCGGGTTACGTCTGGCATCGACCCGTTGAACAAGACAATCGTTTGGTCCTTCCCCGGATCGGGAAACACCAATGGAACGCCAAACAAGCTGTTCATCTATCACTGGCCGGAATCCCGTTGGTCATCGGCTGACGTTGAAGTTGAATGTATTGGTAGCGGACTGTCGCTAGGCACGACGCTTGAAGAGGTTGGCGCGTTGTATCCCGATCTTGAAACGGTGCCTTTCTCCCTTGACGCGATTTCGTGGACGGGTGGTGACCGCCTCTTGGCCGCGTTCAACACGTCACAGCAATACGGGACGTTCACCGGGGCCAACCTCGCGGCAACAATCACGACGGGTTCGCATGAACTCGCCAAGGGATTCCGCGCAAGGGTTCAGCGTGTCCGCCCCATGGTTGACGGTGGGGCCATCACAACGTCCGTTGCGGGACGAGAAGACTTGCAGGAAACGCAATCTTTTGACACCGCCGCAGACATCAACGACATTGGCGACACGGCACAGAACAACTCCGGTAGGTATCACGATTTCCGCGTCTCAATTGCGGCGGGCGGATCGTGGAACCACGCCCAAGGCATTGATGTTGAGTATGTCCATCAGGGCAGGCGGTAATGGTAGACTCCCCCCGCGCAGGGTTTGAGCAGGTAGGCCCGCAGGCCATCCCTCTTGAATACGCCGACCTTACGGAGTGGATCAGGATCATCGCAAGTTGGCTCTCGCAGGTCAGCCCGCAGATATTCCAAATCATCGACCACAAGGGCGATTTCGGAATCCTGATTAACGCAACGTATGACGACCAGATCGCGAATCAAACCACGGCGTTTTCTCGGCTGGATACAACCAGAATTGCATGGTGGATCGACGTTAGATCAAAGAACGTCATCCCCGGCGAAGAAGAAATCGGAGGGGCCAAGGGCATCTGTTTCTGGCGGGCGCGGGCCGATGCAAGCCAACCCCTGAACGGTTATTCGAACGCCGACGGATGGGAACTCCGCGCCGTTGTCACGGAAAACGGCAATATCGTTGTCCAGAGCGGCATGGAGATGGACGGCAACGGGTTTCTGCCTTATGGGCGCGTGACCCACTACACTGACAACGTGACAACGCCCACGGTCGAACTGACGGGGTTGTTGAAGAACCTGTTTCTTGACTTCTCGGGCGCTGATGTAAGCGGTGACCCTTCGTGGTTCGCCGGGTTCGACGGCCTTAACGACCGCTTCATTCTGCGGCGGTGGGTTGCCGGAACCGTTGGGGCGGGGAATGGGACGGACCTCCTGCAAGTGGACGCGGACGGGTCGGTGCAGGTCGTTGGTCCTTTGGGTTTGGTGAGTTATGCCAAGACGAGCCTTCCGGCTGCGGGAAGCCACAATGCGAGCCTCGTTTACGTCACCGACGAGGCGGGCGGCGCGGTGCCTGCGTTTTCGGATGGGACAAACTGGCGGCGTGTCACTGATCGCGCGGTGGTGTCGTGATCGGTGTACCGTCTGAGATGGTCCCGATAGTCTGGCCGGAAGTGGCGTCCATGCTTGAGGATGCCTTGTCTTACGGAAACGGGGAATATGAACTAGTAGATATTTTCGAGGCCGTCAGGTCCGGGGCGATGCAGTTATGGGCAACGGAAAAGTCCGTGGCCGTAACCACGCTGATTCAATACCCCCGGCGCACGACATGCCTGATTGCGGCGGCAGGCGGCGATTTGGAAGACCTGAAAGAGCATCTGCCGCTTGTTGAAGAATGGGCCATTTGGCAAGGTTGCGATGCAATCGAAGTCATGGGCCGCAAGGGATGGCTTCGTGTTCTCCCAGACTATCACCAATGCCAAGTGCATTTAAGGAAGGCGCTATCATGTACTCCATCTTCGGAAATCCATTGAACTTTGGCGCGGCGCGGTTCCTCACCGGACCCAACTCGCGCTCCGGCATGTTTGCAAACCAGAGCGCACCAATTCAGCCGCGCATCCTGAACCAGTTTCAGCCACGCGGGAACCTCGTTGCTCCGGTCCAGCCGCCCATGACGCAGGTTCCGAATTGGGCAACCGGCCTGCTTGGCGGACCGTTTGGCGGTGCAGGTCGTCCGAACTTCGGCGGCGGCAGGGGTGGCCCCGGAATGGGTAACCGCGCACCAGGACGCGGCCCCGCAGGCCTTGGCCCCGGCGTCAATCGTGGTCGCAGCCCCGGTGGTCCCGGCCCCGGCGTGAATCGTGGTGGCGGCGGTTCTGGTGGCGGCTTCGGCGGTGGAGGGCGCGTCTGATGAGTGGCGGTGGACAGAGTGGAACGCAGCAGACCACGCAGACGCAGGTAGCGGAGCCGTGGTCGGTTCAGCAGCCCTATTTGCGGGACATTTTCAGCGAAGCCCAGAACCGTTACAACAGCGGCGGGCCAAGCTATTTCCCCGAAGCCACGGTAACGCCGTTTGCGCCACAGACCGAAATGGCGCTAAACGCCACAGAAAACCGGGCGCTGATGGGAAGCCCGTTGAACTTTGCGGCACAGAACACCGTGCTTGATACGTTGCAGGGCAACTATCTCAATCAGGGCAACCCCGCGTTTCAGAACCTTGTTGACACCGTATCGGGTGACGTGCGCCAGCGGGTGGATTCGATCTACAATGCGGGCAACCGTGGGCCTTCTGCGGGATATGCTGAAAGCCTTGGTCGTGGCATTGGTGATGCGATTTCACCCTATGCCTTCTCGAACTACGAGAACGAGCGCAATCGACAGATGGGCGCGGCACAGCTTGCACCCCAACTCGCGGCGAATGATTACTTCGACATGGCCCAGCTTGGGAACGTCGGCGCGGCGCGTCAGAGTCAGGCACAGCGCGTGTTGGACTCCGATATTGCGCGGTTCAACTACAACGAGACCCTGCCTGACATGCTCCTGAATGATTACCTCGCCAGAATCGGAGGGAACTATGGTGGCACCACGACAGGCGCAGTCAACCAGCCGCTTTACAGCAACGGCCTTGCCATGGGTCTTGGCGGTGCAGCTTCCGGTGCTTCGACAGGGTTCATGATCGGTGGGCCTTACGGCGCTGCTATCGGCGGCGGTCTTGGTCTTCTCGGCGGATTGGTAGGTTAAAATGGGCATCCTTGACTTTTTGAATCGTCCGACGAACTCCCCGTATTCGGAAGACATGCGAATGAACGCGGGAATGCAGTCCCTTGGGCTGCTGGGCGGAACGATGATGGCGGCGGGCGCTCCCTCGACCGATCCCGGACAATACGGCCGGATCATGGCGCAGGGATTGGCTCAAGCTGGCCCCATGATGCAGCAGTCGCTTGACCAGCAGATGCAGATGCAGGATTATCAGCGTCAAATGGAGATGCGGGAGCAGTTGCCAGGCATCTTGAGTGAGGCCGGACTTTCGGATGAATTGGCCGCGCTCGCACAGTACGCGCCCGAAGAGGCTATAAGTGGCCTGTTCGGGCAGCAATTCGCGTCTCCCGACCCCCTGACTGACAGCATGATAGGCGAATATGTCACCCCGGACGGTCAGGTTGTGCCGCTCCTTCACGCTGACGCGCTTAGTCAGGGGTACTCCCCCTATGAGGGAAGCGAATTGCAGCTTCAAAATAAATTGGCGTTGGCGGAGGCTCGAAGGCCTAGTAACACAACCATCATTGAAGCTGAAGAAGCCGCACAAATTACCGCCAGAGAGATATACGGTGATCCGGGCCCTGGACTGGTTTGGAAAACCAACCCAGAGACAGGGCAAGTTGTTATTGGTGAGAACGG